GACACGGCGATAGTGTTTTTTGTTCCACACGATGCGCTTGGTTGTGCCGTATCCGTCCTCTTTTGTGATGCCGAACCCTTGCGCGTATTCACCCGTTCGTTTCGGAGCGAGTGCCCGCGCCTCTTTCAACACCTTCCGTGCGGTTTGGTCTACTGTTTTCCGCACACCTTCGGCCACGTCGTCCGTGTATTCTTTGACCGCTGAAACTAATTCATCAGCTAGACGATCAATTGGAATGTTAGCCATCCGCCGTCACCCTTTCGCATGTAATTCGTGTTTTCTCGCCCCTCGTTTCTGCACGGATAATTCGGTAAGTCACGCCGTTGTGTTTCAATTTTTCCTCGCCGTTATATTCGAATGAGTAAATTTCAAAAGACTTAGAAGGTCTCATACCCGTAACCGCTGCATTGTAGAATTCCGATTGACTTACAGAAAACTCATTGGCATATACTTTTCGTTCGGTGTCTTGTTCAATTTGATTCCCGATTTCATCTTCAATTATTTGAGTAGAAATAAGATAGATAACTTCATGATGTCGCAGTTTCATCCACCACCCGATAGTCATATGACAAGCTCAAATGTTGTTTCAGCATGTCATATGATTGTTGGAATCGTTCAGCTTCTGGATTGTCGTATCCGAAGTTAGCTTTGCAATAGGTGATGATTGCACGCCTGATTAACTTGTCTGTATCCACAATTTTGTCTTTAGCTACACCGGCAATCTCAAGATCACGTTTTGCGGCATCAATTAAGTCTTGTATTTCCTCGTCAAAATCACTAACGGTAACACGCAACGCCAGCTTTACCGATTCGAGCATGGCTATTCACCTACTTTACCGCTATAAGGCAGCAAAATCACTTTCACGCCGCTCTGCTCTTGCTCATGGCGCAATCGTCTAGAAAGTTCCATATGCTCCTCGAATGTCATTGGCCGTGTCACTTGGTATACGATGGTTTTTTCTGTGGTTTCCTTCACCACTTCCACTTCATCTGTCACAGCTTTCACTTCATCATTGGTCTTTTTCTTTGTCGCCAATCCTACTCACCTCCAAAAGAAAAAGACGGGAAAGAATCCCGTCTCATTAAACTTGGACTTTTTTGCGGATATAAGCAAAAGCTTTTTCCGTTAGTGGGGCTCCGTCCACAATGGCATATGCCATGTAGTCTGTATAACGCTGTTTAACATGGTCTTCGGTGTAAATCGTCATGTTCTCATTGACATTCATCACATAACCGCGTGCAACGTTACCGAATAAGATAGCGTCATCAGCAACGGAATCTTCTTCTTTGACTGGTAAACCGAAGATACGGCCGACACCACCGTCTGTCGTTACATCCGGGATGAATAATGGACGGCCTTGATTATCTTTAATGAGCGCTAACTTATTCCAAATAGTTGTGCTTTTTGCGTAAATAACTGCGCCATTTTTGTAAGTAGATTTGATTAATCCCATAGCTTTTGCGAGCTTGTCATAATCTAAATCATCGGTGTCATCGTATTCGATAATTTGTGGAGTTCCTTGTTCTGCCACAAGTGCAGTCACAATTCCTTTCGGTTGTGGCTTAAATTTATCACCTGTTCCCGGTTTTCCTAGACCACTAACGATCGCTTTCGCTAATGCAGCACCCATTTTTTCAGCAAGTAATGTCTGAATGTAAGGAATAAATGCGTCGATAGACATTTTGCGAAGTTTCCAGCTGATCGGAATGGATTTTGCAAGCTCACATCCAGTAAGATTCAACTCGCCAAATTCAAAATCGCTGTCTGCAACTTCCGTTTCTTCGTCGTACCATTGCGCGTCATCGCCAGCGTTCGTTTCCTTGATGATTGTCAAATCACCTGGAACAAACGTCATGCGGACGTCACCAAGAATCGGATACAGCTCACCAGCTTCGCGCCAGATTCCCTCACGAACCGTTTCCGGAATCAAAATGGCGTGTGTTGCCGCGGTTTGTGTAGCGTTGCGGATGTCAGCGTTGAATTTGTCAAAGATCGCTTTTTCTTGCTCCGCTAATGGTTGTCCCATCATTTCTTTTGCCCAAGCGCGGAGATACACTTCTTTTTCATCTTTCACTTCAACCGGCTTTGTCGTAGCGACGACGCCATTTTCCCCTGCAGCCATCTCGATAGCAACTGTAGCAGGTTGTTTGTCTTTAAGTGCATTCATGTTTGCCTGCGCTTTCGCAAATGCTTCGAATTTCTCATCTAAGTCCTTAATTTCTTTTTCTTTTGCTTCGAATTCATCAAGTTTCCCCTCGTTTAACGCTTTTTCTGCCGCTTCCAACAACGCTTTACGCTTTGCTAAGTATTCCTGTTTATTCATCGATCATTCCTCCTTTTAATCTCAAAAAATTAAGCCTTGCCCGATACTCGGCAAGACTTTGTGCTTTTTCATTTTTTAGTTGTTGTTTCAATTGTTGCGGTACGTTCTGGAATTTATCCAGCATTTCACCGCTATATGCCACCGCTTCGATAGCTTGTCCTACTTCAATGTTGAAGTATTGGGCTGCTTCTTCGCCAGTCATCCATGTTTCTTGCGCCACCATTTCCTTGATTGTTTCAATATCCACGCCATCGACAAGGTGTTCCTTATAAACATTGAGCATACCCTCTTCTACCGTATCTAGCATGTCGATGACTTCTCGGAAAAAGTCCGCATTTCCAGTGGCACTTGTCCATGGCTTATGAATCATGAAATACGCATTCGCCGGGATAATCACTCTGTCGCCTGCCAACGCAATCACCGACGCGATAGAAGCTGCTACACCGTCCACATATACGGTTTTAAATCCTTCGTGACGTTTCAACATGTTGTAAATCGCCATGCCAGCGAATACGGATCCGCCACCACTATTGATATAGATGTTTAAATCTTTCCCTTTCGCCTCATTCAAAAAATCACGTACGGCACTAGGATACTGATCGGTGTCATCCCATGCGCCCCACCAACTAGAAACAATATCACCATAAAAATACAAATCGGCGCTTGTTTCTGTGAAGTTTTTAATCTGTAACAGGCTCGCTAGATTGTCCTTCGCCTTGCGCTTCATTCCCTGTTTCACCTCCTTCCGTTGTGGTTACAGCTGCTGTATCTAATCTTCTAATCGGTGTGTCTCCACCTTCAATTGGTCCCATGTTGAAGACTCCACGCCATTCGTTTGGTGTCATTGCACCTCTATCCACCATTTGAACCAGCGAGAGTTTCGTTTTCATACTTGCATATTGAAGATTGGACGCTTCGAAAATGATTTTGTTTCCGAAGCTACGTTCCTTACGGTTAAACAATTTTCTCGTAAACTCGTTACTCATTTGTATTGCAATAGGCTCAATGGTTGATTCATAGAAAGCAATCCACTCATCTTCCGTAAATTTCGACTGGACAATTTTTTCATTCGTATTAAAAAAGCTATATACCCGTTGAAGCGTTTTGTCCATTTGCTCCGCGTTCGGTACATAGCTTTGTGGTTTCACTTGCTCAATATCATATTTTGCGTCAGCTGCCGCTGCGCCACCTGTTTCACTATCGATAGAAAGGTAATTACGGACGAATTCTTCGACGTTCTTTTTCACATCTTCCGGCCGCAATACTTGCTTGAATTTGAGCAACCATCTAATAACGTTGCTGTTTTTGATTGCTTTCACAATTCCTTGGTCAGTCGTATCGATAACTTCCATCAACGATGTGATTGCTTCAGCTGGACTATCGCCAAAAATATCGTTTTGGTGAAAATCCTGTCGCAAATGAATGATGTCTCGATAAGGGAATTGCATCAGTTTTCCATTTCGTAACGTGAATTTCAAATACAATTCGCCGGATTTGTCGTAAACAGCTTCCACCGACACACAAGGAATCGGATAGATTTGCATTGGATAGCCGAACGAGTCACGAACAATCAGTGCAAAAGCGTTGTTATTAAGCAACAATTGCGTTGCTAACTTTTCTTGTAACATCTGACCACTCATAAATGGATTCGGTTCTTCTAAAAGAAACCGCATATACGGTTCTGGATTGACTTTGATTCCGTCCGGTCCTTCCCTTACGTGTTTGGCAACCAATTTCCCAATCGCTTTCGCTGTCGGGCGGATACAGGAACGGACAATATCGGATTTATACAGCTCGCCGTGCCATGAGTAAAAACCATTCCCTCGTTCGGTGATTAGTTCAAACTTCACGCCGCCCGGTTCTGGTGTTTTGTTCTTAAACCATCTTCTCCAAAATGCCACACGCTCACCTCCTTCAGATCATGTTCAGGTAATCGTTCAGTTTTTGTTGCAGCACGACATAGGCGTTTAGCATTGCTGCTAGACCGTCAATGCGGCGACGTTGATTGCTTTTGATCGGCTGAATGTTGCCATTCTTGTCCTCGTCAATAGAGGTGTTTGATAAGCACCATTTGGTGATCGGGTTGTTGTTGTAAATCACTTTCTTGGCTGCTAGGTCAGCTCCTAACTTTTTCATTGGCGCGGACAATGTTTTCTTGCCTTGGATAACTGGGATCATCGCTTCTTTTCCAAAGTATCCTTCCATTTCTTCAACCCAATAT